ATGGTGGTGTTTAACTGCGACATTTGCGCGGTGCGTGCCGCAATGCTGTACTGCGTTGCCATTAGACGGTGCCTTCCATTGTTTCAACGCCAGCAACCCGGCCCATTTCATCGCGCACAATCCGTTTTGGCGCAGCCATTGTTGCCACCATTTGCTGCAATGCTTCTATCGTCAAAGACAGGGCAGCGGCAGACGAATCAGGCGATTCAGGCTCGTTTTGCTCCTGCGATGGTTCGCTGGCCTCATGTGTTTCATTCGCCACCATCACCTGCCCAGCGACTTCAATCAGCTTTAATCGCTCTGCTGAATCAGCGCCAATCTGCGCAATTTGTAGCTTGACCATTTCCGGGTCTGCCGTGCTTGGCTCGGTTGCCATTGGTGCATCGCGCCTGGCCGCTGCGTCTAATTCTTTAATGTCAATCTCACGCTCTTTTAGGCTAAATTCACGGTCACGGCTGTTACTTTCAGCCTCTAACCGCTCGACTTCTTTAGCTGCGTTGTTTAACGCTTCTTCAAGCTGCTGGCTGTGCTCCTGCAATTGATCTAGCTGTTGTTGAACTTCAGGCGGTATTTCTTGTTTTGTCTTGTCCTCTAGCAGTCCAGGCGGCAAAGTCTTAGCCAAGCGCTCGCTGATCTCATCTGCCATTGGGAAGTCATAGGAACGCACCACTAGATCACCAGCTACCTCATTCAAAATCGGCATGGATTTAGTCAAGGACGTGAGGGCGTCAGCCGCTTCTTGGCGTTGCGTCTGATAGCTTGGCCCGGTGTCAATCACCACGTCATAACGCCCGATAAGCGGGTTAAACGCAGACTTGACAACCTCGTCAGTTGTATCTACATGCGCCACACCAAGCTCAGGGTCGAGCATGGCGGCGGTTTCTTTGCCGTCCAACCCAAGAATGCGAACAACGCGCTTTGTGTCGTACAGCTTGGGGATCAAGTCCAGAATGACCTTGGCTTCGTAGCACAGCGCACGGGATAAGTTGTCAGGAAAGTGAAAGGTTGCAATCTCACCTTGCGCTTTGAGCCGTTGAATGCCCACACCGCTAGAAGCCTCAGACTTAATACCAAAGTTTGCATTTTGCTGGCCGCTACTGGCGCGCATTTGCTCTACTGAAACCTGCAGCATTTGCACCTGTGCCGTTGCCATCGTTGCACCGGGCTGACGTGAAGGCATTTGCAGCGGATTGCCTTCGGTGTCGCGCTCGTTATAGGGCAAATACGCCCTGTTTTCAATGTTTGACGCGCCCCAAATGTCTTCAAAGCCTGCGATTGCTTCAGCCGATGCCATGTAGGGCACTTTGTTTTGCAGTGCTACGGTTTCAATAGCTGCTGAATAGCTGTAGTTGACCATGCGGCCCGAGTCTTTGAGGTCACGCACAACGCCCTTGCGGACAATCTCGCCGTTGATGTTGGTTTCCTTGCCCACGACCGTGATGATGGGTAGATACGCACCAGGCCAGATGCGCTCGTCAACCGGCTTATCCTTGCCGCCTAGCAGCTTGCACCAGTGCCACACTTTGGTTTGTGTATCTCGCTGCGCCACAACCTGCAGGGCTTGGCCTTGCGCTGTGATAACAGTCTTTTCATAGACCTTGGCACCTTCTGGCAGCTTTGATTTCAGGATGACCGTGCCGTCAGCGAGTCGCAAAAGCACATCATCAGAGGTTTCACAGTAGAAATACTCAGCACGCCGAATGGTGTCTTTTTGAATCCAGCCACCGTCATCATTGGCCCACGTTGATACGTCCATATCGCCGTATTCGTCGGCCACCTGTTCTTTGCTCAGGTCTTCAAAGATAAAGCCCCACTTTGCGTCACTGCGGTCAGGCTCAATGGCGTCAGGGTCTATGTAAACCAGTTGCGGGTTTACCAGCGGCTTGATCGTGATGATCTGGTCAAACGATTCCGGCGTTTCGTATTCCGTCAGAATGCGCCAATAGCCCTCACCACCGTAAACCATATGCTCGGCAGCGGTATCGTGCGCTGTGTCGGCGTTGCTGTAGGCTTGGATTGACCGCAACATGCCACCCAATATCAAAGCACTCGCCTTGTCGCTATCGCTGTCAACGGGCGAAACCTTGGCGCTTGGCCTGTTTTGCCGGATGCTGTTGATAACCTGGTTGCAATGCTGCGCGGTCACGTTCACCGTCAAACATGGCTTACCACTGGTTGAAGCGCGCTTTTGATACACGTCTTCCGGCCATTGCCATTTGTTCTCACTGTCACCCAGCACAAACTTTGTGTCTTCAATAGCCATCTGACGCAAGGTTTTATTCGCATCTTTGGCGCGGGTAAACCGCTCCTTTGCTATTTCAACAATGCTTTTATCAGCCATGAATCGCGCTCAAAGCTGCAGCGTTAACGATTGAATATTTAGTCATGAATACCTTTGGTAGTCTCGCCAACAGCACAGGATGCTTTTGAATTGCAGTGAATCCGAAGCGCTTGTAAAAAGCGTGCGTATCAGCATCAGTAGGCGTAAGCACCAGCACCACACGCTCTATGTCAGCGTCGTGGCACACCGCCTGCATTAATTGCGTTGCGTAACCCTGGCGGCGCTCTGCTGCATCAGTCATCAGGCTTGATAGCTCTAGCGTGCCATCGGGCAGCGTAGGGCTGGCTTTGACTGTGCAGCTTGAATGATCGTTGTTGTAGTGTTGTCTCATGTCATCCATCCTCCAGCGCCGTGCATGTGATTGTGTTTTTTGGTGTGTACGTCGATGTCTCGTTTTGTCGCCCTGGCTGCACGCCGCGCACCTTCGCAGGCATAGCGAAGGGCATCTACCAAGTGGTTGTCTTTGTCTGCCAATATCGGCAGCACCAGCCCGGTTAGCGGGTCTGTTTTGTAGCTGTACAGCGTTAGCTCGTCTATCAAGTGCTTGCAGCGTGGATGCACCACGATGTCAAACGACTTGAGAAACTCGACGCCCTCCTCTAGGCTCTTAGCGCCTTTGATGGCGGCTTGTATGCGCGGAAAGCCATTGCGCTGCATGTGGCTGATAGTTTCTGGCCTGGCTGAATCAGCAACAATCGGCCACTTCTCAGATTCAGGCACCGACATAAACAGCGTGGGCAGGTTGACGATCTCGCAGCCCACCATGTAGGCTTCGTAATCCACATACAGGCGGTTGTTGTCTATATCGCAACGCACCAGCACGCTAGGGTCAACACTGAAACCCCAATCAGCACCTAGTCGGTGAACTGTCCCGGCTGGTCGTTCAAACTCTTCAATCGTCCAGTTGCGGAACACACGCGCTTCACTGTTGCGCTGGTACTCACCCAGCCAGATATGCGCGAACTTGTCCGGGTCGCGTTTCTGGTCGTATTCCAGCTCGTTTGTTAGCTCTTCGGGTAGCCAAGGGTTATCGCGGTAATTTGCTTTAACCACAATAGACCCAGGCGGCAGGCTTGCACCTCTTAACAGTGCGTCGATAGGGTCAGTCGCTTGGCTGGGATTCCAGCTAAACCAAAGCTCCGAACCCGGCGCGCGTATCGTTGGGCGCAACAGGTCTAGGCTGCGCTGTGATGCGCTTTGAGCCTCTTCGAACCACGCAATCCCAAAACCTTCAAGACTTTTTATCGAGTCGCTGGTGTGGTCTTGCATCCCTTGATAGATGATGACGCCGCCTGCTTTACTTTTTATCTGCTCGTTCTGCACTTCAAAGTAGTCACCTGCATTCATTGCGCTAATCTTGCTTTCCATCAGCTTTTTAACGGAAAACTTCAAGCTCTTTTGCACCTCACGCAAGCAAACAATGTCTACCTTGCGCCGTATGCTTTCTTCAATAGCAAGCTCAGCAAAGAAATGAGACTTACCCGATCCACGGCCACCCCATGCGCCCTTGTATCGAGCGGGCTGTAGTAGCGGCTCAAATACTTCAGGAGTGTCAATCGTTAGCTTTGACAATCCTGCGCTCAATCACTGTGAAAACGTGCTCGCCGTTCTCGCCTGGCCCTTGTATGGTCATCGGCAGCACTTTGCCAATCAGCGACAGGAACGCTGCTGCTGTGCGTGGGTCGTTAGCCCTGCGCTCCAAATATTCAGCGCCGCCTGCGTTGCTTAACGCGGTCAGAATCATGTCTTTGAGCTGCGCTGTGGCTTTGTTGGGCACACCTTTGCGACTGCCGCCCTTTTCTGGCGGCTTTCTGCCACTTTTCGTCACTTTGTCCATACCTTGCCCCTTAGAGCGCTACCCGAATCATCTGCAAGCCCAGCCGAGCAATAAATGCGTGCGGGCCTTCGTCAATCACTGTTGATACACCGTCGATCACCACTGTCCGCGTGCCGTCGCTAATAGAGCAGCCTGACAATGCGGCTGTGACTTGCGCAAGGGAGAAGGGGTAAGTCACGCCCTCTTTTGCGAAAGCTGCTTGTGCTTTGGTGTGAAGGATTGACGGCGAGCGAATAGCTTGTGCGAATACGTCAGGAACTTGTCCGCTGCTGACAAAGTG